TAGGTGGAGGTAACTCTGCTGTAGGTAAACTTCACTACTCATCTGAGATCATGTATCAGGTAGGTAACTCACCATCTGGTAGTGACCACACTGCATCTTGTGGTGATGAGAATAGATCTTGGGTATCCTTCCGTGGTAGTAGATACTACGTCGATCATTCCAACGATAATTGGTCTGGTTGGTCTTCCAACATGGCACCTGACGGAGTTTGTAAACCACTTCCTTCTAAGTGGGGTCACTTCTATTGTGGTACTGGTAACAATGTTACATCACCTTGGACTAAATACAGTGGATCATCTGGAGCTGGTCTTAAGAACGGAACTAAGGTTCGTGCTTATGGTGAAGAAAATATGATGATGGGTCAAGACAAAGGATACATGATGGGACAATACGACGGACAGCAGAACAACCATACTACTAAATGGGATTACTCTACTGACGTTGAAACAAACATGCCAGCTGCTACTAGACCAAAAGGACATTATGGAACATCATCTGGTGGTTGCTGTTCAGCATCCGCTTCTGTAACTGCTAAACGAGCACAATAATGAGATACTTAATCGTCAACGAAAAAGAAATCAATCCAGAACAGTTTGTCAACATGGCAAGTGCTGGAGATACCAGACTGCACTACAGCGAAATGTTTTCGTTGATGCACTTCTCATGTGTAGAGGTCAGTGAAACAGTTTTCCAAACTATATCTAAAGAATGGGAACACAAATACTTAGAGGTCACAAAAGCACAAGCGTATAACGGATCAAACTTCTTCTCAGAAATTAGACCATATGGTAAAGTTGCTGCATCAGTTGATTCATCTGGTTATGCATGGACTCCTGCTAACCCAGTTTTAAAAGTTCCTATCGAACTTACAGATGCAATTAAAAAAGAAGTTATAGACTTCATGGTATATTTTGCAAAAGAAATTATTGAAGATGAATTTAACACACGTCTTAAAAATCTTAAGAACACCACAGATCTAGAAGTAGCATCTTGGGAGATTCAAAAGCACGAAGCAAGAGAATGGTTAACGAATAAAGGACTAGGTGGTAGTAAAACTCCTTTCTTAGACTACCTATCTGCTGAAAGACATATTGACAAAGATACTCTTTCAAATAAGATACTTACAAATGCAGAAGCATGGGAAGATAAACTATCTACAATGCTAGTACAATACCAAACATTGATAAAGAAATTTGAAAATTGCACTTCTGTATGGGATATAAATATATTATATGAAGATCACATTGGTATCATGTTGCCTCAAAAGCAAGCAATTGAGATGGGCAGAACAATATCTGATACTGACTGGGATCGTAAACCAGAGTATGAGGTAGAACCCTATGTCTTTAAATTCTGACGCTAACTTTTCAGATATTATTGCAGACGTTAAAAATATAATAAGTTCAGATACAAACGAAATACATTTAGCAAAGTCATTTGTAGATGAGTTCGCACTCACCAAGAAAGACTTTGATACTTTGTCTGCTTCTATGCGATTTGATAGTGGCATGACAGAGTATGAGTGTGAGCATTTTGTTGCTGACCCACAATTAACTCCATGGAGAAAAGTCCGTCAAGCACTGATGGAACTTGAAACTAGGTATCATGCATACATGGAGAATAGAAATAGTCTTAGAAAGGCAGAGATTCTTAGAAAAAGATTGAGTAGGGACATGCCATTGCTTCCTGACGAACTTGATAGAGAGTTGATGCAAATTGATATGGAAAAAAATGATTATGATATTGGTATTTGGAAAAGGAAACTCAGGCAATCTGAACTAGAGTTAAAGTATTTCTTAAATATTGTTGACAAGTATGTTGACGACGAGCATCCTTTAGAGTATTATTGTGCTGAACAACCACATGAAATAAGAGTATATTGGATTGCTCGTATGGGCAAGCAAGCAGCAATGGACATCATCTCTTATGGTAGAATTGGTTCTGGTAACATGACTACAATTATGGATATGCCAGAGGAAGATCAAGTAGAAACACTTGGTGTTGCTGTTAAGTATTCTGGTATGATTGGTGGTGGTATTGACAAACTAAATAAAATGATCGCACCGCAGCTGCAACATCAGTTAGCACAGGAAGGTATAGTAATGCCTAAACTGTTAGATCATAAATATAGTGGACAGGGTGAAAACCAATACAAATTACAAGAGGAAAATGGATAGATTTTTTAATCCAACAAGTAGACATCTTGATCTATTGCCTGTAATTCATCACGCTATATGGCAAAGGTATGAATTAGGGGATACAAGTGGCGACACTATTACATACCCAACATTAAATGAAGAAAAGTTGGAACAATTAGCAGAAGTACACAAGGGTATCTTAGTAGATAAACCTGGTGAAGAACATTTATATATGGAAGCAGTGATCGTAGATTATGGCAAGTTTCTCGCTACCTCTTAATACAAAATTACCTGAAGATTTTGTAGTAAACCAATTTATTCCTTTTCTAAAAGAACACAAGGAATATATCTATGACATCTATTTTACCTGTCGTATGCCACCCTTCACGCAAGATGCGATGGGTGACGTAATTGATGGTGACATCAGAGAGACAACTTTAAATGCTTTGTTTGTATCACAGGAGACTGGGATACCTTTGTCTGCAACATTTAATAATATCCAAGTTCCTCCTACACAAGAGAACTTGGATATTTTTATTGAGAATTTTAGATTCTTATATGACAATGGTGTTCGTATAGTTACCTTACCACACACAACATGGATGCTGACTGGTCAAATTCAAAAAGAATTTCCAGAACTAAAAGTAAAGAATACTATTCTTAGAGAAGTTACTAGACCTAATGAAATAGTAAATCTTGCAAAGGCAGGGTTCTATTATATTAATCTAGATAGAGACCTTATGCGTGATAGAGATTCTCTTCTTAGAATTAAAAAAGCAAAAGAATATTGTGCTTCTATAGGTAAACCTGTTAAGATATCATTACTTTCCAATGAGTGGTGTTGGGGCGGATGTCCGATCATGCCAGAACATTATCATTATAATATGGTAAGAGGAAAAGATGATCCACAATATTTTAATGATAGTATTAGTAGAGTATCGTGTTCTACATGGGATGAGAAAGATCCTGCTGCGTCATTAAAGGCAGCAACTATTCCTCCATGGAGAAAAGACTGGGAAGAATTTGTTGATCTTGGTATAGATGTATTCAAGATGCATGGTAGAGAAAATGCTATGCGTCTCTATGAGAGTATGACCATCATTAATAGATGGAAAACTAATGAAGAACTTTTACATCCACAGTTTAATGAATATATTGAAGACGTTTCTTTAGAAGAAAGACCTATTGATATATGGCGTGAAAAGATTAAGACTTGTAAGTTTGATTGTTGGGATTGTAATTACTGTGATTCTGTTGTTCAGTCTAGAATGAAAAAGAATGATAGACATTTTGATGATGACATTAAATTAGTATTAGAATCTATTGACAAGGCAGCAAGAAGAGAAAGTAATTTTGTAGAAGAAGGATATAAGTATGAAGGTTTGTCATCAAATATAGTAAGACATTTTCTAAACAATCTATTATCTAAACCTGATGCAATCTACATGGAACTAGGAGTTCATGCTGGTAGTACATTCTATGCTGCTACTATGAATAGAGATGTAGAATCATTTGCTATAGATAATTATTCTGAGAAAGAGATATCACCTTTTAGAGATGAAGTAGAGGTAGAAGGATACGAAGACCCTAAGAAAACATTCTGGGCAGGACTACAACAGAAGCAATATTTTTGTGCTAAGTCAATACAAGATCTGACTCCTAGAGATATACACAAACAACCTAATGTAATCTTCTATGACGCAGACCACGACCCACAAGTTCAGTATGATAATCTTACATTCTTAATTCCTGCACTTGCGGACAAGTTTATTCTTGTTATTGATGATGCAAACTTTATGGGCGTTGTGCAATCGTCTGAGTTCTGGGTAAAAGAACACAAACTTAATTTATTATTTGAAAGAAAAATACTAACTAAAATTCCAGAAGATCCTAATGGTTGGTGGAATGGCATACATGTTATGGTATTACAAAAATGAATTCATTCAAACATCAATATATGGTAGTCCATCTTGATGATGATTTCTATCCACAATTAGAAAAAGCAATAAAACCATATCAAGATTATGAATCATGTAAAACAGATCAATGGGATGGCAAGAAATATCAGGCACAGGATCATAAAGATAGAAGTTCAAAAGCGTGTTGGATAGACAATGATGAAGTCTATGCAATGATGGATGGTCTTGTGCATTTTGCTAATACAAAATGTGACTGGAATTTAGATGTAAATTTTATGGAACCTCTACAACGTACAAAATATGATGTGGGTGATTTTTATGATTGGCATTGTGATGAAATGGGTTGGACAAAAGGTAAGAGACCTAATAATAGGATACGTAAAATAAGTTTTACAGTTATGTTAAATGATGATTTTGAAGGTGGTGAATTTGAAATACAGACAACAGAAAAAAATGTGGTAGAATTAAAGAAGAAGGATGTTATAATATTTCATGCTGATACTCCACACAGAGTTAAACCAGTGACTAAAGGTGTTAGACATTCTCTTGTTGGGTGGACACAAGGACCTGCATTTAAATGAGATTTATAAAAGAATATACATTGAGTGATCTTGGTATATGTGATCGTCTTATAGATCTATACAAAGACGCTGACAAAAAAGATTTAACTTATGCTGGTCGTGTAGGTGGTGGTAGTGTCATGCCTGAGATAAAAAAGAGTAGAGATTTTTTTATTGAAGATGCTGCTCCACTAGGAGAACCTAATGATTATAAATTTGATTTATATCAAGACGAGTTGAATGGATTTATTGATAATTATTTAAACTCTTTGACTATTCATAATCAAGAATTTGTAATGCAAAGACTACCACAGATTCAATACTATAAACCAGGCGATGGTTTTTATACTTGGCATGTGGATGCATCAGGATCTGATGGTTGTGATAGAGCATTCGTATACATCACATATCTAAATGATGTTCCTAATGCTGGAACTGAATTTTTTTATCAAGAGTATACTGTAGAGGCAAAGAAAGGTAACACAGTAATTTTTCCTGCTGGACTTACCCATAAACATAGAGGTGTGATATCAGAGGAACATGAGAAATATATTATAACTGGATGGCTTTGGTGGGTATGAAAATTATAAAAAACTTTTTACCTAAACAATTACTTAATGCATGTGTAGACGACTTTAGATCTAAGTTGAATACTGATTGTTGGTCATCTAGTAACTTTGCATGGAAACCATTTTTAAGACAGGGTATTCATGGATCAACTATTGCCACTGATATTCCTAAAGTATTCAGCGATGAGATATCAACATATCTAAAACCACATGCACCTGAGTATAAGGAGTTGACATGTAGATATAATGTATGGCAACCAGGTGCTGGTATTGGAGTACACTCAGACACTCATCATTTGTTTGGTGCAACAATATATCTGAATGAACATTGGCATCCAAATGCTGGTGGTTGGTTTGTATGGATGGATCATGCTGATCTAAATTTAGATGAAAATCAAAGTAAACCTGATGTATACAGAGCAGTTTTACCAGAACAAAATATGCTAGTATTAAACGACTGTAGTGAGAGTCATCTAGTAACTACTGTTGGACATGATGCACCTGAGTATAGATACACAATTCAAATATGGGGTGATTGATGAATAAACCTCACGTCATATACAATGTATTATCTGAAGAGGAGAGAATACCATTGTGGGATTACTTTAATCGTAGATCACCATCTATGAACTCACTTGCTACATGGACATTTAATAATGCATCTTATGGTAAAGGAGATCCAGTATCATGGCAGCATCCATTGAGAACTGATTTGATATTTACTAAGTGTGCTACTACAGTTAGATTGAAGATAATGAAATTTCTTAGAAGAGATATCAAACTCTGTAAGATACATGCTAATGGACAGACAGCAGGACAGAATACAATGTTTCATAAAGATTGGGAAGAGCATAATGTCTGGACATTTATATACTTCAATCAACCACATTGGGATCAGGAATGGGGCGGTGAGTTTGTATGTCAAACACCAGATGACGAGTATCATCATACACCATATGTACCTAATACAGGTGCATTGATTCCTTCTAATTGGTTACACAAAGGACAACCACCTAATACATTAATAGGTAATGAGATTAGAACTACTATTGCTTTCTCATTTTGTGATCCTGAGATTCACGATAATATAATTGCACAGAATACAAGAAAATGGTATTAGGAATTAGACAATATCCAGTAGACATTGATGCAGATAAACTTGTAGAGTTTATTGATACTAATATTGAAAACAATTCTCTCACTAAAAACATAGCTCATGTATCTAAACTTACCTTTACTAATGGCAAAGATGACTTCTTAGAGTATGATGAACCTATTATTAAAAAATTAAAATGGACATTTCATGATGCTTGCTCTAGATATTGGGGTATGGATATATTTGATTTCCAAATAAATTCATGGGTGTATGTAGATTGGAATGATAATCCAATAGAACCATATATGCATTCACACAATCCAAACAATCCTTTCACATTATCTGGTATAATGTATATAAAACTAGGTGAGTCTGGAACTACTATGTTTCCTATGCCAAAGAGAGATCCATATTTTTTACCTAAGAAAGAATTAACTTGGTTTATCTTTCCATCTAACTTACCACACATGCCTGGCAAAGGTATTCAAAATGAAAAACGATATAGTTTAAGTGCAGATTTATACGCATGATGTACAGTCAAAATAGTTTCTCTTTTCTATCAGAGAAAATGCCACAAAATTTATATCAAGAATTACTTTCTTACACACAGAGAAGAAGGAAGGAAGAGACTTGGAATTATAATCATAAACTTGCTGGTGCATTAGAACAACAGTCAAGTCTATCTGATTGGAGTCCACAGTTTGAAAAATATGTTGTTAGACTATCTACAGAGTTATGGTCACAGGTGTATCAAACATGCCCGTGGGATTTTCAAGATACTAAAAATGTAACTCCTTTCATAAGACTAAGAAACCTATGGGTAAATTATCA